GCCTGGAGCATCTGCGCCGGAAGACCGCGGAAACCTGAAATGTCTTCGCTGGTCAGTCCGTTGTTTTCTCCGTTCGGATTCATCCACCAGCTTGCCGGCAGATCCTGATAGTTCCGCAGTCCGTCCGCGCCGGCGGAATCAATGGAGGCCATAAACTTGTCCATCAGGTCGTTCAGCAGGTTGAACTCGGATTCATTCCCTACGAATGCCTTTTCAAAGTTGTCCCACGCCTTGTCGAAGGAGTATTCTCCCTGACCTGTGAACTTGAAGTTGCGCCAGTTGTCCCAGAAACGTTCTGCAGCTTCAATCTGTTCTGCCGTCAGCTCTAACGGTTTCCTGATGACTGGGATTCCAACGCCGTCCACGGACCTCGGCCCGTTGTAGGGTGCTTTCTCTTCTTCCTTTTCCCGGTTGCCCTTCGGAGTCGCAAGTCCGCTTGCATCTCCGCCCGTGTAGAACGCTCTGGCAAATCCGGTTTTGAGAAGGTCCTGTGTTGAAATTCCTGCTTCCTTGACGGCTTCCGCTGCGCCTTCAACCTCAGGCTTTTCTTCTTTATTCCAGAAGTTCGGGTCCAGCAGTTTCTGCACCGCCGGAGCGACCATCATCACGCCGACCGCCAGATATCCCATGGAGGTCAGCATACTTCCGATGCCTCCGCCTCCGAGTGCGCCAAGTCCTCCACCGCCCATCGCACCGCTGATGGTCGTGATGTGCGCTGCGAAACTTGCGAGATTCCCGACCGCGGCCGCGATCTTTCCGGCTGCCCACACGCCGATAAGAGTCTCAAATCCTTTTTTGACTGTTTCCCAGTTGTTCTCGTCCGTGAACCACTCAAGCGCATCGACGATCGTTCCAAGCACGTTCCCGATGGCCCGCACCGTGGAGTCCTCGCTTCCTTTGAACTCCTCCGCCAGTTCGTCCAGTGCTTTCAGGCCCTCTGCCAGTCCGTCCTTCAGCGCGGTGATGATGGATACAACGTTTTCCTTGATCTTTTCAATGGCCTGCGCTCTGCCTTCGTCGTCCGTTGCTTCAAAGTATTCCTTGAAGGCGTCCACGATGTTTTCCAGGTCCCCTGTGATATTCATCGCAAGGTCTGCAGACAGGTGGACCGTTGCCATTTCTTTCAGTGCTTCCCACTTTGTTGTCAAACGGTTAACCTGTTCTTCCAATGACGCCATCTGTTCGATCTGGTCTTCCGTCAGGCCGTACCCGCCCTTTTCCGGGTCATATGTGTTCAACCCGTCGGAAATCTGTTCCCAGTCGCTCAGGATGTTTTCAATATCCTGCACCTTCTTCGCGCCGAAGATGTCCGCCAGAGCCTGTCCCCACTTCTCGTCGGACATGGTCTTCTTCATGTCGTACATCTGCTGCACGACCTGCTGGAAGTATTCCAGGTCGTTCGTGTATTTCACGTCGCTGATGCCGAACCATTCCGCAACCTTGTCCGCCTTCCCGCCGTACTTCAGCCTGGAGATGAGGTTCACGACGGTGCTGATGTCGCCGTTCGCTGTCTCCATGGCCTTCGACCACTTCTGGACGTCCGTTGCGGAGGCTCCGAGGAACGCTGCAAGGTCGAGATAGTTGTCAGCCTTCGCTGCGATGTCCAGCACGTCCGCCCACACGTCCCCGATGGCAGTCGTGATCGTGCTGACCACGCTCTTGAAAGCGTTCTCCAGTGCTCCGCTGATGGAGGCCCCGGCCTCCGCGACTTTTCCGAGGCTGTCCGCAAAGCTGTTCGCAGCGACGACGCCCATCTGTGCGCTGTCGCCCACGCTCTTCATGCTCCTGCCTGTGTCTTCCAGGCTGTTCCGCATGTTTGCCAGCGTGGTCCTGGCGTCGTTCAGTTTCTGTTCCCACTTGGCGACGGCGTCCTCATTGTCGCCGTACTTTTCCTTGACCTCCGCGAGGGCCTCCTGGTATGTCTTGACGACCTTTTCCTGTTCCTTGATCTGCTTCTGGAGGCTTTTTGCCTTTACTTCATTCTTCTGCTGTGCGGTGGCATTCGCGCCGAGCTCCGCAGTCTCAGCCTTCAGTTCGCTCCGGAGGGTCTTCAGGTTGCGCTGGGCGTCTTTCAGCGCCTGGTTGTATTCTTTCTCGCCCTCCAGGACGATCTTCTGTTTGATGTCGTTTCCCGCCAAGCCTGTCACCTCACAGTCCAATGTTCCTCTTGAATCTCATCCCGGACATCTGTGCGTCGTATTTCATCCGTATGTTAAACATGTCACGGATAAATCCAGGAGCCATCCTCCTGGCCTCCGTGACGCTGATCCCGGCTACGAGGGCGTATGCGTAATACTCCCGCACCCGCGTCCCGCGCCGGTCCTTCAGTTTTTTGCTTCAATTTCCTGCAGGTAGACGTCGAAGACCTCGTCGTCCGCCTCTTCGCCGTCCGTGGTCTCGCTCTTCATGCCTTCCTCGACCGCTGCCCGCATTGCATTTCCGAGTCCGCTCATCGCAGCAACCTTCAGGTGCTTCAGTTCGTCCCCGGTAACGGTCTCCTCTTCTCCTTCATAGGCCAGCTGCGCGTTTGCCAGGATCTTGAACAGTGTCCGGACGGCCTTGCTCCCGCCGTCCTTGAACTTTTCGAACATCTCTTTCATGCTGCCGAACTCGTCCTCGATCTGCTCCATCGCGTACATGTCCATACGCAGACCGTACTCTTTTTCTCCTACTCTCAGCTTAACCATTGATCCCTTCTCCTTTCATGCAAAAAGCAGGAGCGCTCCCGAAGGAGCGCCCCCGTCAGTCATCAGCTGATGCCAGCTTTGGTCTTCAGCCAGGCAATCGCGTTCGCTTCCGTGTCCTTCCGGTTGACCGCGTAGTACAGGATCGCGCCGTTTGCCGTCAGCTGCACGCCCAGCGCGTCGCCGCTCACGCTCTCCGTCTGGAAGTCCAGGTTCTCGCCCTTGGTCGTGGTGCTGTCGCTGTCGCGGTTGAACTGGATCTTGTAGAACCAGTAGCACTTCCAGGTGATCGTTCCCTTGAACCGTTCCTTCCGGTAGAAGCCGCAGCCCACAAAGGGCGCCGCCGCGTCCGTGACCAGCAGGTCCGCGCCGCTGGCGGAGCTCTCCGCGACATAGCCGAGGAACGACTTCTCCAGCGCGTCCGTGAAGTTCGCCAGCTCCAGGCTCAGCGTCGCGCCGGTCATGCTGTTCTCCGTGTCGATCTTGTGATCGTCCGCGTAGAAGTCCACGTCCACGCGCTCTTCCCCGACGTCCGCCCGGATCATGTAGTCGTTCAGCATGACGCCTGTGCCATAGCTGATCGCGCTGCCGTCTCCGCCGCTCGTATACGGAGCGTAGGTCAGGCACTTGATTCCGATTTTCGCCATAGGTTTATCCTCCGTTCATTTCTTGAATGATGCGGTCGCTTTCCCTCTGCATGGCTTCGGAAACAACGTCCTGCATCGTTTTCTTTTGTCCTGTGATGAATTTGTCGCCGGTCCTTGCGGTCCGGTGTCCGCCGTAGCCGTAGTTGATCACGAAAGCCTTCTTCGCGTTGCTGATGCCCCGGCTGTCTTCCCCCTGCGGGTAGACCTCGACCCATCCGGTCCCGAGATCCTCGTGGTATCTCCCCGGAGCGACGCTCTGCAGCATGCTGCCCGTCATGATATGCCGGAACCCCTCCACGTTTTTCCGCGTCTCTTCGACGCACGCTTCCGCGCCGGCCATGACAACGCGTTTGACGGCCTCCCGGCCCAGATACGTCAGCTTTCCGTCGATCGTCTCCAGGCCGTTGTATTCGATCATCTTTGCCACTTCATCACGTCCCCGCGTTCGGCGTCGGTGCCGGTTCCTCCCAGGTCAGCGGGCCGTACATGATCACGATCCACTGCCAGTGGACTTTTCCGGTCTGGTAGTCGAACTCGCGGTTGTTCGTATGCGTCAGGTCGATCTTGCCTTCATCCTCAAGCGCCTCCAGCTTCTGCTGGATGGTCTTGTCGTATCCGTCAGAATCGTCGTTCACATACGCGTGCACGATCACGTTCCAGGCGCTGTCCGTGACATGTCCGTCCGCCCACAGCTGCGCTGCCTCCGCGCTGAGTGTCACGACCCCGTAATTTTCCGGCGCCTTGTTCACCCAGGCGTCCTTTGCAAACTCAATGCCGTCGATCGTGTTCAGCTTTTCCACGATCTTGTCGACCGCGTTAACCGTCACCGTCGCCGGCGTCGTCTGTGTCGTTCTCGTCCGTGCCATTTTCGTCGCTCCTTTCCACCGTGATCTCGATGCCCTCGTCCTCAGTCCGGTACGTCCGGATCACCCGGTACTTCTGCCCGTGATACTTCACGATCCGCTCGTTCTGGTATTCCTCCGCCAGTGCCAGCTTGAACACCAGCTCCGGCCTGTATCCGGCGTTGGTCGCATCGTAGTATTCGCTTCTCCGGACGCTCTCCACCGTGCACATCACGGTCCGCGCCGTATCGGTCACGACTTCGTGGACACCGTGTCCCGTCCGGTTTTCTTTGATCAGGTTGATCACATCCGCACGGATCATTCGCCATCACCGCCATAGTCGGTATAGTCTGATGCGTGCATCAGCTGGCACTTCTGAAGCTCGTAGTTTTCGTGCCTTCTGTCCGCGTTGTCTGCGTTGCGGAAGAACTGCCAGTCCACATACGAGAAAATGGCCCGCATCACCAGCGGGTCCTTCAGCGTGCTGTTGTCCGTGATCCCTGCTGTCGTTTCCGTGAAGGATACCGTGCCTGGGACCAGGACTCCTGCGGCCTTCAGGTCCAGCACCGCTGCCTTCATCAGGCCGCACAGATCACTGTCATACAGCGTGGCTCCGCTGATCTTCAGTGCCGTCCTGCACTCGTTCAGCATGGTCATCCCTCCGTTAGTCGATGGCGCCCTTTTCCCGGTACGCCTCGAAAGTCTCATTGGTCACGATGGTGCTCGCCTTGTGGCCGATCTGGATCTTCGGGTCTGCCCAGATGTCGTATCCGCAGCCCCGCGCCCGGATGCAGAAGCTCAGGTCCTCCCCGTATCCCGGGAGCGGCGCGAACAGTTCGTGATATTTGTCGACCACGCTCTTGAGCACTTCGGTCTTCATCATCACGCATCCGAACCCGCAGCCCTCGACCATGAACGGGCCGTCCTTCGGGTAGTCAATGAGCTTATTGCTCTCGTTCTCCGCCGGGGTGAATCCCTGGCGCAGCTTTTCGTACAGCACCGGCGTATACGGCGGCCGCCGCATGTGGCAGATCCCGCTCACCATGTCCCGCCCCTCCATGTCGTCCATCAGGTCGACCAGCAGTTCCGGCGGGAACACCATGTCGCTGTCCAGCCACAGCACGTAGTCCGCTTTTTCCGCGATGGCCATCAGGCCCAGGTCCGTCCGGCTCTTATACACCAGCGAGGACGCCAGGAACGCGTGCCGGATCTGTCCGACTGGTTTCAGCGCCACCAGGCTCTGCACGAACTCTGTCTGTACTTGGTCCATACAAGGGATAGCGATCATCGTTTTCATGTCTCGATCCTTTCTGACCCTTTCAAAGAAATGCCCGGACGGCGAAAGGATCAAAGTCCGTCCGGGCGTATCTGTAAGGCCGTCGCCTTCAGACCGTTATCAGGCCGTGGTACTGACCAGGCGGACGATAGCGTCGCCCTTGGCGGGCTTGCTGTCGAACACCGCGACGCCACGGTACATGATGGAGTTCGCGGTAAATCCGGCGGATTCGTCGCGGTCCACATGGATGTCCTCGGACAGGTTGCCGACCACGTCGGTCCACTTGCCCAGGTACAGGCCCTTGTTCGCGGTCGCCACGTAATCGTCCACGACCACCGGGTAGCCCATCAGCATCCCGCCGACGCCGGTCACGGTGTTCGGCACGAAGATGGGATCGCCGGAGCTGTTCACGATCTGCGCGATGTCGCCGTACAGGGTCTTCTTGTTGACCAGGAACTTCGCTTCCGCGTCATACGCAGCCGGCAGCAGGGCAATCAGGTCGCAGATGTTGCCGTAGGTGTAGCCCTGGGTGTTCACGATCTGGTTGGTGTTGGTGGTCCAGGTCAGCTTCACGATGCCGTTGGTGCTGTCGTTGATGATGTAGTTGTCGATAGCCCGCGCAATGTCGCCCGCCAGCATGTTCTCCAGCCAGCCTTCAAAGGCGTCGATGCTCATCAGCTTCGCGGTCCGGGAGATCTGCAGGATCTTCAGGAACTCAAAGCCGCCCAGCTGGACGGACACGGTCGTGTCGGCAGCGGGATTGTTCGCGCTGTTCTCGGTATGGCCGGCGTCAGCGGGATTGCGGGTTCCTTCGGAGACGAACTTGATGTTGCCGGCGACGCGGAGCAGGGTGATCTCGCTCAGCATCGGGGCCAGCTTCTTCATCTTCTCGAAGAACTTGTCAGACACAAGGGTGGGAACAGCGTTGGTGCTGTTGGACGCATAGGCCCGCTGTTCTTCTTCGGTCAGGCTGCCCTGGAGATTCCGCAGCCACAGGTCGCGGTATTCGGCAGAATTGATGTCGTACATTTTTCTTTCCTCCGTTTCAATGATGGGTTTGCCGCTCTGCTTGGCGGCTTCTTCGGCCATGCGCGCCTCTTCGGCGGCGGCCTGTCTGCGGGCTTCCAGTTCCGCCTGGATTGCTTCCATCTCTGTGATGCGTGCTTCCAGCGCGTCGTTGTCCAGCGCGTCCCGCTTCTCTTCGCTGGTCTCGTCGGTCAGCTCCGCCAGTCTGGCTTCAAGCTGCTCGGCGTTCAGTTCGGCAAAGTTCATTTATCTTTGCCTCCTTCCGTGAGTTTGTTCAGCCGTTCCAGCAGCGCCGTCCGGCGTTCTGTCTCAGCCTGTGCGGCACGGCTTTCCGCCAGCTGCTGCCTTGCGCTCTCCAGCGAGGCTTTCACGCTCTCCAGCGTGTCGCCTTCGGAAGCAGCCTGGATATTCGTGCCTTCGTATGCCGGGAACGCGACCGCGCTCACTTCAAACACCTTGCGGATGCTTGTGATCGTCCGCTTCGGTTTGTCCGTGTCGAGGTCGTCCCAGCTGTCTTTATCAACCGTGAACATGAAGGACATGCCGGACATGTCCCCGCGTCCTACGGCGGAATAAAGCGCCTTTGCCTCCGCGTTGTTCTCCGTGTCCAGATCCACGCGGATGTCCATTCCCTTGTCCGTCACGGACATCTGCATGGTGCTGTGTTCGTTGTTGTTCCGGCTCCGGGCCAGCGGGATCATGCTGGTGTTGTGTCCGATCAAAAACCGGACGTCCCTCAGGTCTGTGTCCTTCAGCGCGTCCGGCGATATGGATTCCCGACAGAATCCCAGGTCCGTTTCCTGGTTGAATACGATCGGCGTTCCGGTGATGAATGTGCCGTGGTCCTCGTTCTGTTCGGCCCGCACTTCAAAGCTGAACGCCCTGGTCTCTTTATTCATCGTTTTCACCTTCCTCTTCGTCTGTGTCCGGTGCGGCCGAAGGTTCCTCTTCGTCCTTCCCTTCGTCCTGCTTGCCCTCGTCCGCCATGTAATACTCACCGCGGATCGGTGCGTGCTGGCCTTTGCCGTCAGGCAGCGGCGCGTAGTTGAACAGCTCGCGGCCTTCGTCGATCATCAGGAAGCCCCGGTCGCCCAGTTCCTTGACCATCGCGATCTTCTGGGCCACCGGCATGTACTGCAGCCGGTTCGCGGCGAAGATGATCCGGTTCCCGCTGTTGTTCTCCCGCGATGAGAAGACCATATTTGTCATCGCGTCGCTCAGCTTGATGCTGAACGGCTCGATCGCGCCATTGAAAAAGGCGTCGAGCTCATCGCCCAGCGCCTTGTTCTGCAGCACGTTCTCGCTGACTCCGAAGTAGTCCAGCACGTTTTCCTTGATCTGTTTTTTCTGTTCCGGATCGACCTTGTATCCTTCCTGCTTGATCTGCTGGATGTTCGCAAACTGGTTCCCGAACAGCAGGAGGCCGCCGGACCCCTGCTGGAAGTTGTTCCTGTCGAACCGCTCCCGCTCTTTCCGCAGGTCCTCGTCGAAGCTCTTCGACGTCAGCTGCGCCATGAACCGGAACGTCGCCGCGTTTTTGACGCCCTCCGCGATGCCCTGGTTCACCATGTTCTCCAGTTCCATCGTCGGGGCCAGCGCGCTGTTCTTCTCTCCGAACAGGTCGTCCTTCAGCTGGTGCCGTACCACGATGCCGACCCGCTGCAGCTTCACGCTCTTCTTCTGCCCCTGCAGGAACGTGAACTTCAGCCACGGCTCGCCGCCGACCTCCACCAGTTCGCATTCGCTCGGAAGCACCGGGAAGAACCCGCTGACCTCGCCGAACTGGTCCAGGATCGGAACGATGAACAGGTTGTTCTGAATGTTGTAGATGTTCACGCAGCGTTCCAGGAACGCCGGCCACGTCATCCACGGGTTCGGTTTGCTCCTGGTCTGTGTGTACAGCTTCATCCGCGCCGTCCCGTCCATCCGGTAGCTCAGCTTTGATGCGTGCCGTGCGTGCGCGTCCACTGCGCTGCGAACCATGTCGCATTCGTAGATCTGACCGCCCCAGGTGCGGAAGACCGGCTGGTATGCCGTCAGCGTCTGGAATGCGACGCTCTGCGGCTCCGCTTTCTTCCGCCCGAAGATGGCATCAAACAGTCCCATTGTATTCACCTCTTGTTGCTGAGCTGTCCGGCCAGCTCCTCGTAGTAGTTATGGCGCATACAGATCGCGTCCGACAGTGCGGCCATTCCGTCAATGTGTGCCTTCGGCGTGATCTTGATCAGCTTCCGGCGGTTCGTCCCTTCCTCAAATTTCAGCGCAGCGTCCAGCATGTGGATCTTCATCAGGTCGTTGTCATTGATGCACCGCAGCCGGCCGTCCTTGATCA